ATGTTCATTTTTTCGTCTGCGCACGAAAGCCCTGGTAATCGGGTTACGCGTGATCGGAGGGACCATGCCGAAGCGCTCTCCCGAGGCCCCTGCCCCGCGTCCTGTCATTCGTCCTCGTCACGAGATCCTCGGTGTCGACCCGGGCAAGGCTGGGTACCGTCGCGGCTGCAAGTGCGACCCGTGCCGCGGCTGGAATGCCAAGCGGATGCGCGAGTATAGGGCGAAGAAGCGCGCCGAGACCGCCGAGAACGTCGAGGTCGAGCTGCCAGCCACGCCTGAGGCCCCGCTGCAGTTCGTTCTGCTCAAGGACCTGGAGCCCGGCGAGATCTATGCGGCCCTCATCGAGGAGCTGCCGGCCGCCGACGGCGCCTACATCTTCCAGCGCACGGTGTCCGCGATGGCTATGCAGGCCGCCCGTGTCCTCGACAACGCCGACCGCCTCGAGCGGCTCGACCTCATCTCGTCCATGCAGATCCGCATCCTCGACGCTCTGAAGCGTCTCGAGCCCCCCCGCAGCCCCAGCGGAGGCACTGAGACTGGCCCAACGGTCGAGGACATTGTGAACGCCATCACCGGCGGCAGGAGCACCGAGGGTGGCGAGTAGCCGCCTGTACCTTCCGGCACCGCAGTGGGGCACCCCGCGGAACCCGCAGCGCGACACGCTCGGCCCGGAAGTGGCCCGTGTAGCGAAGCTCTTGGGCTGGGATCTGATGCCGTGGCAGCGTCTCGTCCTCGATGTTGGGTGTGAGATCGACCCGCACAGTGGCTCCTTCTGGTACCGCGACGTCCGTTCCCTCGTTCCGCGACAGTCCGGCAAGACCACCGTCATGGTGTCGAAGTCCACTCACCGGGCCTTGACGGCACCGCGCTCGCGGACCCTGTACACGGCACAGGATCGCAACAAGGCGTTGGAGCGGCTCGAGGAGAACTTCTACAACGTGCTGTTGGAACGCCTTCGTCCGGTGCTGCAGCCGGCGGCCAACCGTCACAAGCCGGGGTGGGTGGCTCGCACGGGCGCCGAGCGGATCCGGTTCATGACGCTCTCGACGATCCTCATCGACGCGATCAAGAAGTCATCGACGCACGGTGGCACGCTCGACGAGTGGCATGCCGACGAGGTCTTCGCACACGCCGACGGTCAGGCAGCGCAGAACGTGCGGCCGACGATGATCACGAAGCCGGGCGCACAGATCTGGACGTTCTCCGCAGCGGGCAACAAGACCGAGTCTGGGTACTGGTACCCGATGGTCCTCGACGGCCGCGCACTCATCGATGCGGGAGCTGAGACCCGCATCGCCTATTTCGAATGGTCTGACCCGGAGCCCGACGCCGATCGTGAGGACTCCTCACGGTGGCACGAGTTCATGCCGGCACTGGGCCACACGATCCGCATCGAGGACGTCCGTACCGAACTCGACGCGAACCGGACCAACCTCGACGAGTTCGATCGCCCGTATCGCGGCATCTGGACTGGTGGGCAGAAGGTCGACCCGGTCATCCCGACGCTCGCGTACCGAGACTGCGCTTGGCAGGCACCGACATCACCGGTCGACTTCAAGGTGCCACCCGTGTGGTCTGTCGACGTGGCTCCGGATCAGGAATACTCGTCGATCGCAGTGGCAGGCAAGTCGGTCGACACGTCACGCCGTATCGCGTGGTCGCTGGTCGCTCACGAGTTGGGCACCGGTTGGGTGGTCGACCACATGCGATCACTGCGTGACGACTTCGGTGGCAACACGGTGGTCCTGGCGGCCAACGGTGCCGGCATGTCGCTCAAGCAGGACCTCGAGGATGAGGGCTTCGACGTCGAGACCCTCGGGATCCAGACGGTCATGGCCGCCTGTGGTGCCCTGTTCTCCGACGTCGTGAACCGCAAGGCGTGGTTCGTTGACGACGACGACCTGAACGAAGCGTTCGCCGGCGTCTCGAAACGCACCTACGGCCTCGGGTTCGTGTGGTTCCGCGGCCGTGGCATGGGCGACATCTCGCCGTGTTACGCCGTCACCCTCGCCCGCCATCAGTGGCTAGCTGATCCGCCCATCGATCAGCCCATCGAAGACACCGTCGCTTAGGAGACCCGCATGCCTACCAAGAACCTGCTCGGCACAGTGATCACGCTCGCTGGTATCGCAGCGATCGCGGTCGGTGCCTGGCTGTTGCTCCCCGCGCTCGGGCTCGTCGTTGCCGGTGGAGCGCTCGTGTACGTGGGCTACCGGATGGGAGGCTGATCGTGGGTTTCCTCTTCCCTCAGCGTCGCATCAGCTTGACCGATGCGGGTGTGCCGTCGCGGCGCAGCACCACGACGGGCGGCCGTGTCTCGACGAACGAGGCAATGCGCAGCTCTGCCGTGTGGGCGGCGACGCGGTTGCGGGCCTCCCTCGAGTCGTCCATGCCGGTCGACTGCTTCACCCGCTACACGGGCTCTTCGATGCTGTACCCGATCGCCACCCCGGACGTCCTTGTCACCCCAGACGTGTGGGGCGAGGGCCAGCCGATGGACATCGTGGACTGGCTCTACTCGACGCGCCTTGACCTCGACCGCTACGGCAACGCCTTCGGTGTCATCACCGCGCGTGATGGTGCTGGCCTAGCGCGCGAAATCCACCTGGTCGCCGCTGAGGACGTCTCGGTCAAGGGCAAGGGTTCCCGCATCACGGAGTACCGCATCGGCACCAAGACCTACAGTCCGTCCGAGATCTGGCACGAGCGCCAGTACACGGAGGCTGGGTCTCCGTTGGGGCTCTCGCCGATCGCCTTCGCCGCGAGGACCCTCAACGCGAACTCGTCAGCACTGCAGTTCACCCTTGACTGGTTCGAGCGGGGCGCGATGCCGAGCATGGTGATGAAGAGCAACGCGCGCGAGTTCAACGCCGCCGAGGCCGCGAAGATTCAGCGCCGCCTTGCCGCGTCGATGCGTGACGGTGAGCCCGCTGCTGTGGGCAAGGAGTGGGACGTCCAGATGCAGGGCGCTCGCGTGAAGGACGTGGCGTTCCTCGAGTTGATGGATCACTCGATGGTTGACATCGCGAGGTTCTTCGATGTGCCGGCCGACCTGATCGACGCCGCTGTATCCGGTCAGTCCGTCACCTACGCGAACATCAGCCAACGCAACCTGCAGTTCCTCATCATGCACTTCGGCCCAGCGGTCCTGCGGCGCGAGAAGGCTCTCTCCCGACTGGTGCCCGGTCGCGGCTTCGTGAAGCTCAACACAGACGGCCTCCTCCGTATGGATCCAGACACACGTCGCAAGCTGCTCATCGCGGAGGTCGCCGGCGGGCTCAAGACCGTCAACGAGGCCCGCGAACTCGAGAACATGCCTCCCCTCGACATCACCACGGGCGCAGCGAATCCTGTCGAGGACGCAACAGCCGTCGCACGTCTGCTGCAGATGGGGTACCTCGCCGTCGTCAACGACGTCATCACGACCCCGGAGTTGCGCGAGCTTGCCAACCGAGCAGGCGCCGGTCTCATTGGGCCCGGACCGTCCCCGTCGACTCCCACCAACTAAAGGAGCGCCATGTTCACGAACACCCTGGAGCGCAGGCAGGACGCCGCGCTCGCGCGTGCGTCAGCAGTGCGGGCGCCGGTCGACCGTCCGTCTCATCGACGCTGCGCGGAAGCTCCGACATCGGGGGCACGCGTCACCGCCCGTGTCTCGGAGATCCGTGTCTCGGAGCCGTCGACGTCGGGCATCGTTCGGTTCGATGGCTATGCGTCGGTCACGGAGCAGCCTTACGAGATGTGGGACTGGTACGGGCCCTACGAGGAGGTGGTGCGTGCTGGCGCGTTCCGGCAGACCCTTCTGCAGTCCGACCTCGACGTGCCGTTCGTCATCGTCCACGACCAGATCCGCCGCATGGCCCGCACCATCATGGGCACCCTGCACCTCGAGGAGACGGACCACGGCCTGCACGTCGGTGCGGATCTCGACACCCGTGACTCGGACGTCGCGTACATCGTCCCGAAGTTGATCCCGAATGAATCGGGCCACTCTCTCGTCGACGAGATGTCGTTCGCGTTCCGCATCATCAAGGGGCTGTGGGCTCCTGACTACCTGCAGTACGACATCGAGCAGGTTGACCTGCACCGCGGTGACGTCGCGATCGTCGGTTACGGGGCGAACCCGTACACCGCCGGATCCGGTCTCGCCGAAGACCTCCCGTCACCTCCGGCTCAGCTTGCCGCTGAGCCCCCCTCTAAGCGTGGTGTTGACCTCATCAGTGAGGCCGACATCGCTCCGCGCCGCTTCCGTTAGGGCGCACCACCTAAGTCCGCACTCCGCGCCGCCGCGCTAAGGCCTGGCGTCCTGGCTGTCTGGCACCGACACACACCAACACTCCAGTCCCGAAAGGACACACCATGGATCCCAAGGACCTGCTCGCAGCCACGCTGCGCGGCATCTCTCAGAAGTTCCAGGAGCGTGCCTCGGTCGTCGCTGAGCTCAAGCAGCTGCGCGGCCAAGAAGCTCCTGACGAAGACAAGATCGGCGAGGCGCTCGCTACCCGCAGCGCCATCGACTCGACGATCGACTCGATGGAGGCCCGCGCGGCTGACATCAAGGCCGAGATCGCCGAAGACGAGGCGGCCGCAGCGCGTGCCGCCGAGACCAAGCCGGGCGCTGACCTCCCCGAAGAGCGGGAGATCAACAACGAGCGCGGCCAGGTCATCCGCGAGGAGCCGGTGTATCGCAAGGACGAGGACCCCAGTGGTCACAAGTTCCTGCGCGACGTCGCCTCCGCGTTCAGCGGCAGCATCGCCTCGCGCGAGCGTCTGAGCCGTCACACCGAGCAGGAGTTCGACATGCGCAAGCGTGCCGGCAACCCTGTGCACGAGCGCGTGGTGGGCACGTCTGGCCTGTCTGGTTGGGCTGTCCCGGCGTACCTCGTCGACGACGCTGCACCCAACGCCAAGAAGGGCGCGAACCTCGTCGAGAACCTGCGCAAGCACCCGCTGCCTGAGTCCGGCATGACGGCGTACCTTTCCAAGGTCACGACCGGATCGTCGGCAGATGAGCAGGCTGCGCAGGGTGACGCCGTCAGTGAGACGGACATCGACGACACTCTGATCACGATCCCGATCTACACGGTCGCGGGTTCGGAGAGCGTCTCCCGTCAGCTCATCGACAGGGCGCCTGGCGCGCTCGACGTCACGGTCGAGGACCTGATCCGTTCGTACTACACGGACATGGACAACAAGGCCATCAACCGTGCCGCCACGGGTCTGAACGCGAACGCAACGGTGATCACCTACACCGATGCCTCGCCGACGGCCCAGGAGTTGTACGCGAAGATCCAGCAGGCGGCCGCCGCGGTTGAGGCAGTCATGCTCGACCAGGGTGCCGAACTGCTGGTGCTGACGCACAACACCCGGTGGCGCTGGTTGATGAACCAGTTCCTGACGGAGCACCCCTTCATCGGCGGCCGCATGGCCGGTCCGACCGGGATGGGTGCCACGACCGGTGCCGGTTATGGCCCGGGGATCCGCGGCTACCTGCCGTCGGATGACCCGGTCATCACCGACAACAACGTCGTCACCAACCTCGGTGTCGGCACCAACCAGGACCGTGTGTACGTCCTCAACAAGAACGAGGGCCACGTCTGGCTGGACGAGTCGCAGCCGCTGCTCATCAAGGCGGAGCAGGCGCAGTCGAAGAAGCTGCTCGTGGACCTCGTGGTCTACGGCTACGCGGCTACCTGCTTCAACCGGTACACCGGTGCGGTGCAGGCGATCGACGGCACCGGCCTCGTTACCCCGACCTTCTAGTCGGGATCGCGGCGGGGGTCTCTTCCCAGGCCCCCGCCGCTCCTTTCACCCCCCACTCCAAGGAGACCCACCATGGCACGCACAACGAAGGCGGCCGCGGCCGTCGACCGCAAGGCAGCCGCTGAAGGCGGCAAGAAGGACCCGAACCAGCAGCTCCTCGATGCGCTCAAGTCCGAGCGCGAGGGCTACGTCACCCGTGGCCTCGGTGAGCGTGTGAAGCAAGTCGACGCACAGATCAAGCACTACGGCGGGGGCGCATCCACGAGTCGCCCCGCGCCAACCCCACAGGTCCGCGAAGTTGCCGGGTCTGCCCCCGAGGCTGACGCCGCGGGCGCTGAAGCCGAGACCAAGTAGGAGGTGAATCGTGAGCGACGTCGTCAACTATGTGAACACGCCAGCGGCAGTGAAGTGGACTAGCGCTGCCAGTGACGCAACGGCGTCGCTCACGGTCACCAAGCCGGACGGCACAGTGTTGGCCCCGGCACCGACCGTCGCCGACGCGGCTGCGGTCCACACTGCACCCATCACGCCGACCTTGCCGGGCCGGTACCTGTTGCACTGGTCCACGGCTGAGGAATCGTTCGTTGACATCCTCGACGTGTGGACCACGACGCCACGGTTCCTGGTCTCCCGGGAGCGTGCGATCGAGCGGTTGCGTCAGAGCAACAACAGCTCTGGCACCGCGTTTGACGCGATCATGCTGTACATCGCGGCCGCCTCAGCGGTGGTCGAGCACCACACGGGTCCGCTGTTCGTCGCCGAGTCGACGTGGGTCGAGGTCAGTGCCCATGGTCAGAAGGCTGTGGTGTTGCCAACCCACGACGTCGACGTGGTGTCGGTGTCGATCGACGGCACGGTGTACGACGCGGCGGCCTATGTGGTTGATGAGCCGGCAGGGATTGTGTGGGTCGAAGTCCCGGCAGGATCCAAGGTTTCAGTGACCTACACGTCCGGCACCGCTGAGGTGCCGGTGGCGGCTCAGATGGCGTGTCTCGAGATCATTGCTCACTCGTGGCAGCAGACGAGGCAGGGTGTCATCCCCTACCAGGATGATGGCGCTCAGACAGTCACTACGTCGATGGGGTACGCGATTCCCTACCGTGCTCTCGAGTGGCTGCAGGCGGTGCCACGCGCGGCTGGTGTCGCATGACTGCGGCGTCCAATCCAGTCGACGCGGGCATTGCGTTTCGTGCCGCGATGTACGTGGCGTGCAAGACGCTATTCACGCCCGAGGCGGAACACCTGGTCGTCACACGCACCTTCCCGAGCGCAGCCACTGAAGACATGGTCCTCATCGGTTCGCTCGATGGGCTCCGCGACCGTGGCGAGGATCCACGCTCATCGTCTCTGCGCACACAGGACTGGGATCTATCCCTCGACATTCACACGTACGCGTTTCGGGCAGGCGGTGCCGACGCAGAGCAGGACGCCGACGACCAGGCCTACGAAGCCGCCGGCGGCTACCTGAACCGCATCGCGGAGTACGTTCGTCGGTCGAGCCCGAACGGCGACACCACCCTTGGCGGCAAGGTCATGTGGTCCGGCCTGGAGTCGTTCACCACAGAACCGGGCCGCGTATCCGCAGCCCAGGGCACGGGCCGCATGTGGGAGTTCATCGGAACATTCGTCGCGCGATCGCGCGTCACCGGCTAGGAGGCCACCGTGTTGAAGATCAAGAATGTGTCGCCGCTCGGCGACTTGGATGTGCCGTTGCTCGGCCGCATCGTCAAGGCGGGCGAGGTGGTGGAGGTCACCAAGGAGCAGTCCTCGAAGCTGCTCGCGCAGGGCGACGTGTGGGAGCCGGCATCCAGCAAGGATGCGGGCACGACAAAGGTCGCGGTCGCGGCCGATAACCAGGGAGAGAAGCCATGACGACAGTCCTCGACTCGTCGATCGGCATCAAGGTGGAGTCGGTCTTCGGCACCCCTGTGACGGTCGACCGTTTCCCCGAGTTCATCTCGGAGAGCATGCAGTTCAAGAACACCTATGCGCAGTCGGCGGGCCAGCGTGTTGGCTCGCGGATGTCGCGCGCTTCGGGTCGCGTCCTCGAGAAGATCGACGCCGGCGGCTCGATCGACCTTGAGGCCGTCACCAGTGGTCTGGGCTTGTGGTTCCAGGCCATCCTTGGAACGGTCACGACGACGGTGACCGCTGATGTTGGGGTCTACCTCCAGGTGCACACGCCGTCGTTGACGGGTCCTGCACCGTCGTACACCTTGCAGAAGGGTTTGCCTCCTGTGGGTGGCGGTTCGGTGCAGGCGTACACGTTCCCCGGTTCGGTGTGTGAGCAGCTCGAGATCGACTTCACTTCTGCGATCGTCAAGATCGCCACGCAGTGGCTGTCGCGCGAGGTGGTCTCGAACATCGCCTATGCGGCGCCGTCCTATGCCGCCAATGCTGAGCCGCTGACGTTCGTCGGTGGTGAGATCTACATCGGTGCGACCGTCACGAAGCCGACGACGACGACGCTCGCCACCACGGCCGGCCCGGCGGTGGCGTTCGTCAAGGGTGGCAAGGTCACCGTGAAGAACAACCTCGACGGTGAGGGCTTCCACCTGGGTGGTGCTGGCAAGCGCACTCGCACGTCCGAGCGCGGCATGCTCGACGTGTCGGGATCCCTGGACATCGAACTGCAGGGCACCACGATGCGTGATGCACTGCTGAACCAGACCGAGTTGACACTGCTGCTCAACTTCGAGCACCCGTCGACGATCGGTGCCTCGTCGAGCCCGACGCTCCAGGTGTACATCCCGGTGGTCGTGTTCAACGACTCACTGCCTGAGGACAACAGTGGCAAGCCGATCTCCACGTCGATGAACTTCGTGGCGCTCGACTCGCTCGCGGCATCGACCCAGCCGATCTACGTCTGCTACCAGTCGACCGACGTGGCGGTCTAGGAGGGCACTGTGGCGGCCTCTTCGAGTGCTGAGTCGTTCGACGTCCGTTCCAACCTTCCTGCCATCATGCAGGATCTGAAGCGCATCAGCCCGAAGTTGGCGACGGGTACTCGTGCTGCCTTGAAGGACGCGGGACAGTCGATCATCCAGCACCAGCAGGAGATCCTCTTCTCCGAGCCGGTGGGTGGTGTGGTGTCGAAGAAGACGTATTCGGGGCCTCGTCCCAACTCGCGTGGTGGGTACCGGCGTGGGCCTCGTGCCCGCGAGTTGGGTGGGGCTCGCCTCATTTCGGTCGAGGCGGCCGCGTCGGCCCGTGGCTATCACACGGGCTTGCGTGACCAGATGGCGGCGAACCTCAAGACGCAGGTGCGCACTCCGCGTACTGGTCGTGGGGCTGCGGTGCGAGTGGCGTCTAAGAAGCCGTTCTGGTTCAACAAGGCACTCAATGCGAAGACGTGGCGCCACCCGCTCTTCGGCAACAGGAACGGCTGGGTGGTGCAGTCAGGCAACCAGTACTTCCGCCGCGGTGCGAAGGAGGGCGTGGTCGAGGCCCGTAACTCCATCATCGCCGTCGTCGAGGAGGCGGCGAACCTGATCAAGTCTCATCCCGTCCAATAACGAAGGAGGCGCTCCCATGCGCTACAAGTTCACTCTGTCCGATGAGTCCGTTCCGTGGGCCAATGCTGAGGTGCCGATCGTGGGGCCTCTCAACATGCCCATGGACGGCCTCAGTGAAGTGCTGCGTGTTCTGAAGTGGAAGCTCGCGGATTTGCATGCGTTGCTGCAGCGGGCAATGTTCGCTGCGTTCGAGCAACGGGCGCAGCGGCGTGGTGTGGAGTATGCGGGTGAGCCGTCGAACATCACCGGTGAAGACGAGATTCTGATGAACCAGTTGACGGTGTTCGCGACGTTGCGTACTGCTGGCTACCCGATCACGTGGGGGCAAGCCTGCACGGTGCCCCTGAATGGCTTCCACGCGGTGCCTGACGGTCTCGCGGATGAAGAGCTGCTCACGGAGCACGACGAGGACGAGGACGACGAGACGGACCCTCAGGAGCCGTCGACGGATTCCGCTCCGGTCGTCGCCGGCGAAGCGGCGTTGGCTTCGGAGCCGACTGGCCCTCAGTAGTCCGTGGCGAGTCGTTCGACTTCTCGGTCACATCACTCCTGCCATCGTTCGCCCGCATGTATCACCTGACGCCTCGTGACGTGTGGGCACTCACCCTCCACCAGTTCCTGGTGTTCTGCGCGGACTACGACGCCTACGTCGAGGCGATGAACAACCGACCGACGTAACCCGAAGGGAGTGTGTGCTGTGGCATCGAAGAACACGAACATCACGTTTGACATCTTGGCCAAGGACAACGCGTCCAAGGTGTTCGACAAGATGAGCGACAAGCTTTCCACACAGGAACGTGCCCTCAACGGGTTGCGTGTCGCGGGTACCGCCCAGTTCGTGGCGCTCGCGGCCTCGGCTGGTCTGTTCGCAAAGAAGTCGATCGACTCGGCACGTGACTTGGGTGAGACGGTCAACATGGCCACCGTGATCTTCGGCGACCAGGCCGACGAGATGATCAAGTGGGCTGACACCGCCTACAAGACGGCTGGTCTGTCGAAGCAGGCCGCACTGCAGGCGACGGCCACGTTCGGTGACATGTTCTCGCAGTTGAAGTTCACAGGCGACGAGGCGGCGTCGATGTCGCTCAGCACGGTGCAGCTCGCTGCCGACCTTGGGTCGTTCAGGGACCTGCCCACCGAAGACGTGTTGCTGCGTATCCAGGCGGCCATGCGTGGTGAGTTCGACTCGCTCAAACTGCTGATCCCGAACATCAGTGCTGCACGCGTCGAGACAGAGGCGCTGGCGGCGTCGGGGAAGAGCGCGGCGTCGGAGCTCACGGCTCAGGACAAGGTCGCCGCGACCCTCGCGATCATCCAGAAGGACGCCTCAAAAGCCACGGGGGACTTTGCCCGCACGTCGGGGTCTCTGGCGAACCAGCAGAAGAGCCTCTCGGGGGCCAGCGAGAACCTCGCTGCCATCTGGGGCGAAGACCTTCTACCTGCCGCACAGAAGATTGCCGGAGTCGCACTCGACGCGATCGAGTGGACGAGCGAGCATCAGGCAGCCACGAAGGTCCTTGTGGTCACGATCGGCACCCTGTCGACTGCGATCGCGATCGCCGCGAACTGGCAGGCGATCCACACCACGGCGACGACCATGGGTGTGGCTGCTGAGTGGCTGTGGAACACCGCAAAGGGAACAAGTAACGCGACAATCGCAACCTCGATCCCCCTCAAAGAAGCAGACGCCGCAGCCACGGCCGCGTCGATGGTTGCTGTCATGGGGCTGACCGGGTCGACTGGTACCGCGACGGCCGTGAAAGCAGCGAACAACGCCGCTCTTGCCGCCGCAATCCCTATCAAAGAAGCAGACGCCGCAGCGACTGTCACGTCGATGGCCGCAATCATGGGGCTCACGGCGGCGACAGCGGCATCAACAACGGCCACATCGGCGTCGACGGCCGCGAACAAGGCAAACGCCACCGGCATGGGCAAACTTGCCGGCGCTGCGGGCCCGGTCGCCCTCGCGCTCGCAGGTCTTGCCGCGACCGGCAAGATGATGGCAGATTACAACAACGACTTGGTGTCGTTCTCGACGGGGGCAGGGGAAGCCACACAGGGTCTCCTGAACATTGCAGACGGCACTGACACCCTCGAGACCGCGTTCGCAGACATGTTCTCCGCTTCGGAGTATCTCAACAGCGCCGACGATGCTCTGCAGATACTCACTGCCCCATCGAACTCGCGCAAGATCAACGACTTCATTGGTGGCATCTTCGGATCCGGCGACCTCGAAACGATGCAGGCGGAGGAACTGTTCACCACGCTCGACGAAGGTCTCTCCTCCCTCGTGCAGTCAGGCAACGCTGAGACGGCCGCACAGGCTCTCGAGAACATGGGCTTCAAGTATGAGGACATCAGCGCACTGCTTCCCGGCTACGCGGACGCGCTCGCGAATGCGGAGAACCAGACACGTCTGAGCACCGACGCGACGGAGGACGGGACGGGCGCGACCGAGGAAGCTGCCGACGCGGTGCTGACTCTGGTCGACGCTCTCGCCGAGCAGATCAAGAAGCAGCACGAAGCTGCAGGCATCGTCCTGGATGAGAACTCTGCACTGCGTGACTACCAGCAGGCCATCGACGACGCGTCGGCCGCGATCGAGGAGAACGGCAGAACACTCGACGTCAACACCCAGCAGGGCCGCGACAACCAGGCCAATCTCGACGACATCGCGTCGTCGACGTGGGACTGGATCGACGCCGGCAGTGCGGCAGGCGAGTCTCAGATCGTCCTCGCTGACCGCATGGGCCAGGGCCGTCAGTCGTTCATCGACACGGCCACTCAGTTAGGGCTGACGGCTGACGAGGCAGCGGCGCTCGCGGATCAGATGGGTTTGGTGCCGACGGCGATCGTCACGGACATCACCCTCACGGGCTACGCCGACACGTACAGGTACTTGACGAGTATTCAGGCTGCGATCCGTGGGATCACGGGTAACAGTGCGATCCGCGTAGCGATGGGTGCTGGTGGCTCAGGTGGGCTGACCTTCGCCGGTGGTGGTCCCATCAGTGGTCCCGGTTCGTCGACGTCGGACTCGGTTCCGATTTGGGCGTCGGATGGTGAGTACATGCAGAACGCGGCCGCGCACCAGTTCTGGGGCACCCCGATCATGAATGCCATGAACAACCGTGACGTGGCGGGGTTCTTCTCGGCGATGTCGCTTGAAGGGTTTGCGGGTGGGGGCTCGCTTTCGGCGGCAACCCTCGCGGGTGCGTCGGCTATGGGTGTGTACCGCGGACTACCGGCGACCTCGCGGGGGGTCTCTCCATCGGGCGCTCGCGGCGGCGGAGACACCTACGTGCTCGTCGACACCGAGGGCACGTTGTTGGCCACGATGCGTGGTGCAGCGGACAACTCGGCCAGGTTCACACAACAGGCCCGTAGCGCGGCTGTGAGGGGTGGTGGTCGCCGGTGAGCGTCACAGTGTCAGCGACGGAACTCTCCGGCGGCGTGCCCCCTTTTGCTCAGGTCGTCGTGTCGGGCATGTTGAGCGGCGATGTGTACACGGTGGTCGGCACGACGGGGTTGCACGAGTGGCCTGTTCAGGGTGGGCAGGGCACGTCGGATGGCAACCAGTTGGTGTTGGTGGATTCTCGGGTGCCGTGGGGTGGCGATGTCATCTACAAGGTGGCGATCGGTTTGGACACTTACGAGGCGGCTGCGTTCTCGATCGTGTACGACGGTGCTGCGTGTGTTTTCCAGTCGCTCACGGGCGACAAGATCGTGCCGGTGTGGGTGGCGACGTTCAAGGATCCGCGGTCGTTCAAGACGCGCCGCGGGTTCTTCGAGGTCACGGGCCGTCGGGATCTTGTGGTTCGGCATGATGTCACGTCGTTGCCGCAGAAGCCTGTGGAGGTGGAGACGGACTCGGCTGCTCTCACATCGGCGTTCGAGGACTTGTTGTCGTCGGGTGCACCGATCGTGCGTCGTCAGCAGATCGGTCTTCGGGATCTCCCACCGGTTGAGGTGATCTCGGTCGGTGATTGGGACTCCGAACTGGTGGGTGCGGTGGGGGAGTTGCGTGTGTGGTCTCTTCCGACGCAGGTTATGGGCGATCCCGAGCCGGGCACGGTGTTGTTCATCTTCGAGTGGGACGACTTCGACTTGGTCTATGCGTCGTCGACGTGGGCTGCCTTTGACACGGAGTGGGCGCCGCTCACGTGGGATGCGTTCGACGCGACTGACTGGGGGGCGAGGCTCTGATGCTGGATGGTGCGCCTTCGGAGGTCTTGGCAGGGTCGTGTGGTTACTCGTCGCGTATCGCGTCGTGGCGTGGTGGGGTTCTGCTTGCGGCTTCGGTGCCGCTCAGTGGCGGCCGCATTGTGCAGCGCGAGGGTGATGCTGTTCCTGATCGCCTGCACTTCACGTTGCCTCGAGTGGTCGACGGGTTCGACTGGTTGCCAGCTGAGGGCGACGAGACGCATCCGCTGTCAGCGTTGGGGCAGGAGCTCGACGTCACCGTGGTGGTGACGTCCGACGTCACGGGTATCGCCTATGAGACGCGGCGCGGTCGTTTCCAGATTCAGGACACATCCGAGGATAACCGCGGGTCGGTGTCGGTCACGGCGTCGGGAGTGTTCCAAGTCATTGCGGACGATCGGCTGCCGGCACCGCTCGCGCCACGCACGGACGGCACGCTGTTCTCCGAGTTTCGTCGGCTGATGCCGGCAGGTCTCCCAGTATCGATCGACCCAGCATTGACCGACCGTGCTTGCCCTCAGTCGCTGCAGTGGACGGAGGACCGTCTCGATGCGTTGTACGCGATCGCGGATGCTCTGCCGGCTGTGATGCGGCCGGGATCGTCGGGACAGGTTGTCCTGCGACCGCGGGTCCAGGACGATGCGTCTCCCGTGCTCACGATCTCCGAGGGTGACCGGCGCCCTGGTAACGACTACCCGGTGTTGGTGGGGAAGGCTCGCAGGCAGTCACGTGACGGTGTGTACAACGCTGTGGTGGCACGCGGTGCTGTCACGGACGACCCATCATCGCCACCCGTGCAGTCCGAAGCGATGCAGACGACAGGCCCGTTCGCGGCCGTCTCAACTGGTTTCCGGGTCAAGCGCAAGTTCTTCGCCTCACCGTTGTTGACGACCGAAGCACAATGCGCAGCTGCAGCAGCGACCCAGCTCGCCTCGAGCCTGCGTCCCGCGAAGGTCATCCCGATCGAGTTGCCTCCGGATCCGCGAATCGAGTTGGACGACGTTGACCGTGTTCGTGCTGACCAGGTGCTGCAGCGGGTCAGGGCTCTGCATCAGATCCATGGCGCTCCGGGCAACGCGACCAACTTGTTCACCAACCCCCGCATGGTCACCGTTTCGGGGCCTGCTCTCATTGAAGACCCATCTCGTGAGGGCACACTGATTGGAGCATCAGCATGACTTCTGAGTACACCGCACCTCCCCTGGTGAACCCGACGAACCACTTCTCTCCCGCGATTCTTACCGCGCTTGGTGATGATGCGGCCGACCCGGCGACACCGCTCGGTGCATCCCTATCTGGCACGTTTGGGCGCTACGAGATGCCCGAGGCTTACGGCGCGGCAGCGGCCTACGCGGTCGGCGTGGACGACACCACATTCGTGCAAGCGGCACTCACTGCGGCAGCGGGCAATGGGCGCGAGTTGCGCCTCAATCGGATCTATAACACCCCCACTGGCGGACTCGCCAGCACCGGCACCGTCACGATTAGAGGAATCGGCGGGATGCTCACGGGCGACCCTGTGGACACCCTGAGCCCCACCGCGAAATCAGGTCTGCGGTGCGCGTCTGGCACGGCAACAGCGCTGGCACTGACTAACGCACCCGGCTCTGTCCTGGCAGACTTCGCAGTCATCAATGACGTTGCCACAGCGCCAACGTCGGGCACCGGGATCAAGTTCGTCGGCGACGGCTCAACCTCGCAATCGAGCATCAACCGTGTTGCCATCGTCGCCTTCTATGACCTCATGGAAACCTCCGGCGTGTTCTGGACCCTTGACCAGTGCCACTTCTACGACGCCGTGCGCTACGGCCTGTACCTGAACAACACTGGGACCAACTACTACGACCACGGCGACCTCGGCGTGTTCAACTCCGTGTTTGCCCAGAACTACAAGACGTGGCAGTGCGGCTCGGCGCTGCGCTGGCGGGCTGGTGGCGGGCTACGGATCATGGGTAACAAGTTCCTCGGCGGGGCCACTGTCGGCAACGGCAGTCTTTACCACTTCGACTACTGCGTCGATGTCATGGCTGCGAACGGTGTTGCCACTGGCGACATCACATGCACCGGCAATTCGATCAGCAACTTCTCCGTCGCTGGCATCCGTTTAGGCATCGAAGGCACTACGGGCTCCTTCATCAACACGGCGATTGTCGGGAACCTCATCAACGTAGGCTACGCCTCCGCGAAGGCGGGCATCATTGGCTCCGCCACCCCGGCGCTGAGGAACCAAATGCGTTGCGTCCACATCGCCGACAATGTAGTTGACAACATGCCTGGCGGTGGGTTCTACATCTTCAACACCAAGGGCGCCACCGTTGGGGTTAACACATGGCAAAACATGCCCTCCACGACGCCACTCATCAGCGTCGCCGAGTCACCCGACGACGGCACCGGGGTCGAGAGCATCGAGATTGTCCGTCAGAACCGGCGCGAAAGTGCCGGTGACCTCATTGTGGACAAGCGGCGACTGGGCAACAACCAGTCAATGTCTGGCGTCATCGACGGCCACGAGTGGACGCAGAATCTCTACGCCAATGTGGTCGACACGTGGGTGACCCTTGGCTACCTTGACCTCCCAGCGGTGAACGGCGGCACCGCCGAGATGGAAGTCACTCTCACCGGATACGACTACGGCGTCGGCCCAATGTTCGCCCGTTACAGGCGCATTCTCACCAAGGTGGCGGGCAACGCGACGGTCGGGGTTGTCACAGACGGCACCGACACCACAGCGGGAACCGGAAGCCACTACGCGGTGCAGTTCGTCACCACGACGCAGAACCGGGTCGAGGTGCAGGTGAAGCTCACCACCGGCTCCGCGACGATCTGGGGCAAGGCTCGTCTCCGCGCGCGCGGAGACATCGAGAAGTCGCATCGCGGCGCATAGCAGCAGGCTATCTGTCGCCACCCGCACGCCCCACATCAACCCAGTATGTGACACCAGGTATTGCGCATTGAGACTCGCAGAGTTACTGTGATTGGGCAAAGAAGGGCCCGAGCCAGCGTTGGAGCGCTGACCCGGGCTGCCGAATCCTAGTATCAGTAGGAGTCCGACATGGGCAACGCTATCGCCGTACCGTCCACGATGCCAGCAGGCTTCACCGAAGAAGAGATTGCTGCCGCATCATTCCTTTCTCGCTACACGGGACACACGCGGTCCCTGTACGCCGCGGATCTGCGCATCTACTTTCAGTGGTGCGCCGACCATGACCTGAGACCTCTCGAGGCGATGCGTGTTCACGTGGAGTTCTTCGCGCGTCACCTCGAAGAGGAACGCCACAATGCCCCAGCGTCAGTGCACCGGCGCCTGTCAACGATCAAGGGCTTCTACCACATCGCTCTCGCAGACGATCGGATCGTGAAGGATCCGACGATCTACCTCAAGATGCCCAAGGTGATCTACGACGAGGCCCGAGCGCTTGGCCTCGATCGGATGCAGTTGTCTCGTCTCGTGCAAACAGCTCGAGCATCGTCACCGACAGATGATGCGCTCATCACGATGATGGCGCTGCTGGGGTTGAGGGTCTCGGAGGCCTGCTCAGTCCACATCGAAGACTTCCAGGATGTCGAGCGCGGGCATGATGTGTTGCGTCTCACAGGTAAGGGTGGGAAGCCGGCAACGATCCCGCTACCGCCTCCGGTGATGAGGTCGTTGAGGCGTGCGATGGGGGACCGTGAGTCTGGTCCGTTGTTGCTCCGCAAAGATGGGCAGCGACTCGATCGGCGTACCGCGTACCGGTGGGTGAAACGTCTTGGCCGTCTCGCGAACGTCGACGAGCATGTTCACCCGCACGCGTTGCGCCATAGCGCCATCACCGCAGCTCTCGACGCTGGCGTGCCGCTGCGGGACGCCCAGGTCTTCGCTCGCCATTCGAACCCGCGAACGACAACCCGTTATGACCGTGGCCGCCTCAACCTTGATCACCATGCGTCGTACATCGTCTCGAGCTACATCGCGGGGGCCGCCTAGCAGCCACCGAACCGTAGACAGGAGTTGCCATGCCCCTCATCTGGCCGAACCCGGACCGTGAGGGCACGGGGCTCTATGACGGGGACGTGCTCACACCCGATCCTGACCGCGACGGCGTCGCGCTCATTGCAGGTCGAGTTGCGGGTGTGGACGGCACCCAATACCAGTCGTCGCTGTGGTCGGCGTCAGGCGGGCGCTCGATGAGAGTGCCTGAGGGCGACACCGCAACCGTGACACTCGCTGCCTCGTCGACGGTCGTCGGGGTGGCTCGTTCAGCTGGCCAGCAGTTCACGGTCGACGGCACGGTAGTGACGGCCGCCACGGATGGTGAGGAGATCCGGGCGACTGGGTCGAGCCTCGTCACGTTTGGTGCGGGGTGGTGGGACAGCCTGACCATTGTTGCGGGCGAGTACACCGAGGGCCCCTTCGACGGGGATACGCCAGTCGACTCACCCCTGGACCCCGGATATGTTTCCGCCTGGGATGGTACGCCTGACGCCTCGACCTCTTCGCAAGCCCTCTTTGAAGAGACCCTCACTGATGAACCTACGGGTGCGTGGGGGTTGGATGCCATCGGTGTGGTGGTGGGTGTTGACCTGCCGTTGACGGTGGCTGATGGGGCAATGCGCCTCGATGTGGCGGTGATTTGATGACCGACCAAACGTTGCGCCTATCGGCCCTTGATGTTGCTCGCGAGGTCGACCTCATGCCTCGCGGTATCCAGCCGTCATCAGACGCAACCCAAGTCAAGCCCGGCATTCTCATGGCCATCGACACGACCAAGAATCGTGTGCAGGTTTCCGTTGACGGTTCGTCGGGTGTGTGGATGGCATACCTTGACGGCACCTACACCGTGGGTGACACGGTGTGGGTGTTCCGGGAGTCGCTTCCCGGGGCCGCGGGCATGATGTGCCTCGGCCGTGTGGGCGGCACGACGGAGGTGACGCTCCCGACAGTCCCGGACCCTGTGGCAACGACGGAGGACGCGACCGCGACGATCCTGCCCCTGTGGACTGGCACGTGGCGTGTGGTGCGTTCGGCTTATGACCGGTGGAACGAGGCCCGTGCGGAGTACGGCGGCCGCGCAACCCTGTACCAGGGTGACGGGTTCGGATCGGGCCAACTCTACGGGCTCGCCCTGTATGGCTCTCAGATCGCCGACCTCGGCGCGACGTCGATCTCTTCAATCATCCTCACCCTCCGTGATGCGAGCCTCTCGCTCGCGTCACGTCCCGCCATGGAAGTCCGTGCGGCAACGAACACGTCTGCGGCCGGGGTGCCGGCACCGACTGGCGTCACGATGACACCTGCAGCTTTGGCGAAGGGTGCCGTCACCACACTCGCACTCGACGCGACACTCCTCGACGACTTCCGCACAGGCACCTTGCAGGCGCTCGCGATGGTGGGGGTCGGCACGTCGAAGTACAACGCGGTCCGGGGCACATCAGACCCGGATGGCATGGCTCTTACCGTCAACTACACCCGACCCGCCTAGGAGATCTCCATGGGACTCGACGCCACTGGCCACTACGTGCCGGCATCAACGGACGCACCCGCACGGTCCGCGTTCGACAAGCTTTCCAGGTCGCTCCGCGACCCGTTCCCTGTGGCCGATGCCGCGGCCCGCACCGCACTGTTGGTGACGCTCGCGGCCGCGTCTCCGGCTGTGGTGCCGTCGACGTCGTCGCCGATCTTCTTCCACCAGGCAAACCTGCCGGCGGGGTACCGCACGGTGTACACGGTCGATGGGTCGAACTTCATCTCGCTGTCGGGTGCGTTCGTGTGGGCTGATGCTGCTGCTCGGACGGCGGCCACAAGCATGGCGGCAGGCGACAAGGGCTACCAGGTCGACACGAAGACGGAGTACCTGTACTCGGGGTCGGCGTGGGCTGCGAACTCGGCCCGCTTCTGCGCACTGAGGCTGAACACCAACCAGAACCTCACCGTCTCTGACGCGGCTATTGCTTGGGATGCAGAAATCAGTGACCCGTCCGCGATGCATGACCTCGTGACGGACCCCTCGCGCGTCACCGCCATCGACGCGGGGCTGTACGAAATCACCGCATCCCTTTACAACGGCAACACCTCCGGCCTTGGTTCGGCATACGCGCGACTCAACGGGGCTACTGCACTTCCCGGTTCGCTCGACAGGGGTGTGGCCTCATCTGCGGGCGTGCCGCTCAAGGTGATCTGCACGGTCAACATGGGCGCCGGAGACTACGTGGAAATCATGGCTAGTCACGCAACGGCAGTCGGGTCAATTTCGGGCGGCACCAATCAGTTCGCTTCGACCGTCACAGTCAAGCGCATCGGGCCGGCGTAGCGGACTCCCCCCGCACTCCCGCCTCGCTCTGTCACTCAAGTCATCATGGTTGCCCCGTTCAGGGTTGCTGCATGCCCGACTCTGGAAGGAATTCTTGTGATCAACAAGACCATGGCTGTTGCGGTCGCAGTATTGCTGACATTCGTGGTGGTGACGCCCCACGACAACCCCTCCATCACGGTCCTCAACTCCGGCAACGACTCGGAGCTCGTCATCAGCATCCCGGTGACAAAGGACTACTACGTGAAGACCGTCATTTATTCGGTGCCCGTGGGAGATCTCTCTGTGGGGGACACGTTGCTGGTGCAGTCCGAGATGGAATCTACAAACAGTCTTGGCTTCAACATCATGCAGTGCTCGTACATCACAGTCGCCGATTCTCCCGATGCCGTCACCGGGAACGACGCAACAGAGGACAACTGCTACAACGTCATCCCCGATGTGCATCACGGCGTCACCCCAAAGGTCGGCTCATTCACAGTCACCGAGGACATGACAGATCAGTACGTGAACCTCGTCGTCTATTCGGCGGCATCAAAAGCAACCCCCACATCGACGCTGCGCATCGAACCGGACTACGGCCGCCTCATCGTCACCAAGATCACAGGTTAGGGCCAGACATGACTTACTCACCCATTGGGCGCGGCTTCATGTTGGAGACGGGCGCCTCGTTGTCGTTCAGGCGCATCCTGGCAATTCGTCCGGGTGTGCTGGCGCTGGTCAATAGCGCCTATAGGTCCAATACGAAACAGGCCGAACTGCGCAACGCATGGGAAGTATTCAAGGCGGGCGGTCCCTGGGCGGCGTTCGCAATGCTACCTGGAACGTCCAAGCACAACGCCGGACTCGCACTCGACATCGACTCAAACCCGTGGACCGCTGACTGGCAATGGATGGTCGATCACGGACGCGACTACGGGTGGATTCAAACTAACGACGCCGAACCGTGGCACTTCGAGTACGTGGCCGCACTTGACAAGCACACAGGCGACAGGCTCGCCGTGCCGGAAATCATCAACCAGGAGGACAACATGCTCGTTCGAGTAGACGGATCAGGAATGTGGGACGTCGGCGCCATTGCCGTCACCCCAGTCACGGCAGAAGCGTGGCAAGGGTTGAGTGCTGTTGGTGAACCATTCAAGGACGCCACGAGTGCAGAGTTCGCCAAGCTCCGGGCGCACGTTGCCCGGCGTGCTGCGGCATTTGCAGCCGCCGCACCCCCAAGCGCAACAGCAACCATCGACCCCGACGTGTTGCGAGCCGCAATCGCCAAGGCAATTCCGGCCATGGAAGAATTTGCCAAAGCCGTGAACGACGACGCTGCAAAGCGTCTGGCGCAGTAGCCGATGGAGATCGCGGATCCAGTCCAAGTGGCTGGCATCGTCGTGGTCTTCGGGGGCGCTAGTGCTGCTTTGTACCGAGGCGTCATCCGACCATTCGCACGCGTCGCCCGGCAAGCAGCGATGTTCTTCTCCGACTGGTTTGGGGAGCCCCCACGCGACGGGGTGCCAGCACGCCATGGCGTCATGGAACGTCTGGCATCGATAGAGCACAAGGCGGAGCGCGCAGAGTTCCACCTGGGCAACGGGAACCCCAAGCCGCTGCGGGAGATCGTCGAAGAAAACGTCGACCGGCTCGACCGCATAGAGGGCAATCAGGGGCCATCCGACTAGGTCGTGACCCCGGCACAACGAACAACCCCCATCACGAAAGGATTCATCATGCTCACACGACTCCGCCTGCTGGTCGGGCGGCTTGCCTTCAAGGAGTTCTGGGTTGATGCGCTCGAGCGCGCGGCCGTCAACGCTGTGCAGGCGATCGCCGCGCTCGGTATTGTCACCGCGGGGATGACCCTCGGCGACGTCGACTGGTACACCATCACGGGTGTGGGGATCGCGGCCGGCATCGCGTCCGTCCTCTTGTCGATCGCAAGAACACCGGGCGAGGAGGCTGCTCTGCCACTGTGGGAGGCGGTCTTCTGGCGTGCGATCCGCACGTTTACGACTGTGCTCGCGGCCGTACTGGGTGCCGGTGCTGTCAACGTCTTTGCACTCGATTGGCCACATGTGCTGTCTGCGGCACTGGTCACCACGGTGATCGCGGTCGGCAAGAACCTGATCATTCCGCCCGTCGAGTCGGAGAACGCACCCGCACGGTTCACTGTTCTCAGTTAGTCACGCACCGCAGGAGTTCCCCCTCACCCACCGGTTCGCCGGGCAGGGTGAGGGGGAACTCTTGTGCGTTGCCGACACTCGTGCACGCGCCGGGTCTGGTCGATAGGGTGAGGGTATGAGAAGACTCACCACCACGTTCGCCCTCGGTCTCGTCGCCGCACTTGTGCTCACTGGTTGCGGTGGCGGCAATGCCGGCGTCGACTGGTCGAACTACGACTCCTCGGTTAAGGCCCGCATCGACGCACTCGAGGCGTCCGCGGATTGCACGGGCTTGCAGGATGAGTTCGACACGGCCGATGCGAACAACGCGGTGCAGCGCGAACGCACCGGGACCGGCAATAACGAACTCATGTCCTACATCGACGGTCTGATGCGCGACGCGGGTTGCTACTCGTAGTCGCGAAGGGTATCGGTCACCCGGCGTAGCGGTTGCGCAGTGCGTCGACCGCAGCCCGCGGGGCTTCGTCGGTGGGTTTGGTGTAGCGCTGGGTGGTGGCCACCGATGAGTGGCCGAGCAGGTACTGGATGGTGCGCAGGTCTACACCGAGGCGCAGCAGCTCTGTGCCGAACGCGTGGCGCAGCGTGTGCGCGGTCCACGGTTCCGGTAGCGCTCGCGCCAACAGCTTGCCGATGTAGGGCGCGGACAGGTGGCCGTGGTAGTCGCCTGGGAAGCACCAGCCACCACCGGCCAGGCAGGCCGCGCGAAGTGCGAGTGCCAGCGAGTCGTTGAGTGGCACAGCACGGTCCTTGCCGCCTTTGCCGTGAACGTTGAGGGTCCACCCTCCGAGGTCGCGGCTGATGTCGCGGGTGTGGACGACGGCCATCTCTGCGCGCCGAAGCCCGGCCTCGAATCCTAGGCGCAGCATCAGGGTGAGTCTGTCGTCGGCGCGTGCGAGGACGGGGGCGTACGTCTCGTGAGGGATGGGCCTTGGATTGGCGATCGCGGCGCGCACGTGGGGGAGAGCGTTCGCGGGCGAGATGTCGACGAGTCCGCGCTCGAGAGCGAAGCCGTAGAACTGGCCGATCGAGGTGTAGCGGCTGCGCCTGCTCTCGGTGGCCCAGCCCTGCGCTCCGACCCAGTCGATGAGGTCATCACGCGTCACTGACCATGGATCTTCTATCCCGATGCTGCGTGCGAGTGTGCTGAGGTGCTCGACGCGTGCGCCGATGGAGGATTCTTTCAGGCCGCGCGATCGTAGCCACGGGATCCACTGTTCGATGCCCCCACGCCACTCGGGCGGCATCGCCCTGTGCATATCAAGAAAGTACAGGCGCGCGAGGCCCTGGTTCAAGCGCCGCGCCCGGGCCCCTGTGGAGAGGTTATGCGGCGCGGGGCTTGGCACGACGACCGGCGAGGGGTATTACGTCGGCTATGGGTCGATTGTCCATATTTACAGGGGAGATCGGCTCGGGTGTGACGGACACGGGGTCTCCGGCGTTGGCCACCAACCAGAAGGTTGGGGGTTCGAATCCCTCCGGGCGCGCACCGTCTCCGCTGGCGACCTTCATCGCTGCGGCTTCCCGCTCGTGCTCTGGCACAATGCCGTGTAGAAGCCACTCGACAGGCACACCGGTAGCCAAAGACCAGGCGTTGATCACGATGCGCCGCGGGGCAACATGCCCGTTCTCGTAGTTAGTGATGGTTGCACGCGACACGCCGATCTTCTCGGCGAACGGAATCTGGTCCAAGCCAGCAACCTCACGCGCTCTGCGCAGCCGATGCGGCAGTTCAAATGTGGGAATCATCTCTTAACCCCCTTCCTTGTCATGTGACAAACCTTAGCCTAGTTCAGCATCGGCCGCAACATGTAAAACTCCCGCGACACGCCGAACATCGCCCACCTGCTTGACAGCGGCTCCGCATGGGTCCATGGTTAGTGATATGTCAAACACGAGACACATCACAAGTAGCGAGGCCGCGAGCATTCTCGGCATCAGCCAACGAACGGCAATCAGGTGGGCTGATGAGGGTCGCCTGCGGGTCGACGTGAAGGTGCCCGGCCCAACTGGAGCGCGACTATTCGACCAGGCCGAAGTCTGGGCGCTCGCGACGAAGAGGCTTGCCGAGCAGGAGGCCCGCACCGCAGCGGCCCGCCATCACCTTGAGGACGTGGCCTGATGGCGCTACACGCCAGCGGGCTTCTGGATGGTCACCGTCCACGAGCCGGAGTCGGTATGCGACACCCGAACGGGTGCTCCGAGCGTGGCTCCCTTATCGGCAGCGGCACGCACCTCGGCCGCCATCTCCTCGCGACGGCCCTGCGGTGCGACAGCCACAGCGACTCCATCCAAGTGGATCACCACATGGTCGGCGCTGTACGGGTGCGCCGCGAGCTGCGCGACCGTCGTCGTGAACTTGGCGCCCTCCTGGGCGTTGGACTCAAACCACGTAGCGACCGCAGCCTCATCGACATTCTGACCTCGAATGTTGCCGATCGAGAGCAGCAAGGTCGGCTCGCCAACCTTCGAAGCGAGCGGCGTCGCGAACGCGTACACGCGAACATAACGCCTGCCATACCGAAGCACCTGCACCGCCTCGAGAGTGAGCACCTCGCCCACCCTCAGGTCCTTGAGCTGGGGGTGGAACCACTTCGTCTCGCCCTTCGCCACGAAGCCAATGTGCTCCCCCCGGTGGTACGCGGCAATCGCGCGAGGATCCTTCGCGTTGTCAGGATCGGCTCGCAACTCAACCGTGATCACCGTCTCCTCTGCGCGTTGCTCGTCCAGGGTGAGGGACCGCTCGAGCGCCGACGCCCGGTGCCCCACGCCCACGATCTCGGTGTACTCGGGCACCGTCGCCCGCCGCTGGACAGTCTCAAACTTGACCACAACTGGGTCCGGCGCGCTCACACGGTGCTCGCCTCCGGTCTTGACCACGACGGGCTCTTGTGCTTTCAGCGCTCGGGCCGCGTCGACCTTCGCGATGAACGCCCTCATCTCGGCACGCTCCCCCGCGATGCGATCCTCCGCACTCATCTTCTTATTAAACAGCCTCATGGTGGTTCCCTCCCTAGTGGTGGGACTCACGCTACCGACGGGCGCTGTGTGTCGCTAGGGCTGGTGGCGTGATGTTCGGCGCCAAGGTCTCGCCGATGAGGTTCGTGATCAGAGACGCCGATGACTCACTGCTTGGTGTGCTAGAAGGTGCCGCGTTGCCTAAGGAGCCAGCGAGTCGTATCGGTGGCCCGTTTGGGGCTGGGAACCGTGTCATGGCGGCCGCGTTGGCTAGTGACCTCGAGTGGCTCCGCACGGTCGGCGAGTCTCGAACCGTCAGCGATTTCGTGTCGGCATTGCGGCATGTCACGGAGCGCTACGAGTCAGAGGCCTTGGCGCTCCGCGATGAAGAGAGCGTTTCTGCCGACCAGGAGCGGTGGGTGGTCCGTCAACAGATCGAACAGGTTGCCGAGCGAGCGTTCCACACACCCGGATCAGCGGGACTCTTCCTCAGTCGTCGGTGGCACTTCGCTGCCGCGCTCGTGCCCGCCATTTGTGGCCTCGCCTGGTGGCTCGCTCCTGCCGCCGACCAATTCGCCCCATTGTCCGTAGCAGTGCTCGCGGTGTGGACCGCCTGGTCGTGGCGAGTACTCCAGAAGGTCCGGGAGTTGCGGTCCATCTTCGACATTGCCATGGAGTCAGCCTACCCAGCGAGCAACGGCGAGGTGGCGTGATGCGGCACAGCACTGGCCACCGGGTTGCCTCCACGTTCGGGTGGACGGCCGTCGCCGTCGTGGGTGTCCTCGCGCTAGGTACGGGGCTCCTCACGGGTCTGGCGATCGCCGTCATCGGGGGCCAGCAATGATCTTCGACCGCGTCACCTACCCAGAGCTTGCACCGCCGGCAGTGAACCCCCCCTCCGCTGCCGGCGGCGCAACCCACTTGACCGGTTGCGGTGGTGTGCCACTGCCCGAACCGGTCGCTGCCGTCGACGTGCCTGCGTGGCTCGCGACCGATATCGCTTTGCGTCGCATGGAGTCCGCGGTCGAACGGTTCCGTGACGCCGAGCAGGCACTCAACGACGGCATGAGGGCGCTCGCGGCTGTGCCGGTGGGGGATCCGCGCCGTCACTTCACGGAGGCGATGCTCGCACCACTGGAGCGGGCCTCGATCGATGTCGGCTCGGTCCTGGACTCGATGTATCAGGTCGGGGTCGCGTGATGGTCACCGCGACCGAGTTGCTGCCCGCGCTCAAGCTAGTCGGTGTTGATCTGCAGCCGTGGCAGGTCAACCTGTTGCGGGTGTACGGCCTTGTCGACTTCGACGAGGACTCCACTCCCGTGACGGAGACCCCGCAGTGGAAGCGTTACGCGATGCGGCGTCTGGCCCGTCAGTGGCATGCCGAGGCCCGTGTGATGTTGGCCCGCAGCATGGACGAGTCCCTCGATCAGGAGACGTGGGAGTACTTGGCGCGTGAGGCCGGTGTGTTGATCCGCTGTGCGGATCGCCTCCTCGAGGAGGCGAAGTGAGCATGGCTACTTGTAAGGGCTGTGGCGCGACCATCGAGTTCGCGTTGAACCCCACGACCGGGAGGCGTGTCCCGCTGAATCCCATTGCGGAGACGTCGTCGAAGGATCCGTATGCGTCGTGGGCGGTGTGGGACAACCCCGCCGGTGGGTGGTTCGCACGCCCCGTGACGCACCTCGAGCCGTTCAACGAGTTCGACGAGCACATGGCGATCAACCACATTGCGGTTTGTCCCAAGCCTCATACCCGGTCGCGTCGCCCGCGCACCAGCGCCCAGTCCCGCACCTAACCCCACCCCCACTGCCCATCCCGCACGCCCAGCAAAGGAACATTGTCATGGCCACGAAGCGCACACCCGTCAAGCCCGTCGATAACACACCGGCATCGTCCAAGGCGATGGACTCCCTCGCTGGCACGACGACGTTGGTGCACGACATCCCGATCGACTTGATCGACCCGCACCCGAGGAACCCGCGCCGCGAGTTGGGTGAGTTGGGTGAACTCGCGGAGTCGATCCGGGCGCATGGTGTGAAGCAGCCCGCCACGGTGGTGCGACACCCGCAGTCCGAGGGCCGCTACCTCACGGTGATGGGGCACCGCAGGATCGCGGCCGCAGCGATGGCGGGCCGCACCACGGTGCCGGTCATCGTCGACGACTCGATGGATGAGACCGAGCAGCTCGAGGTGATGCTGGTCGAGAACCTGCAACGCATCGACCTCACTATCAGTGAGGAGGGCGACGGTTATCAGGGTCTCCTCGACCTGGGTGTGCCGAAGGCGACGATCGTGCGCCGTACCGGTCGGGCGAAGAACACCGTCGACACTCGCCTCCGTATCGCGGGCCTGCCGGATCCGGTACGCCGCCACGTCGACCACCACCAGTTGACGATCGAAGACGCACTCGCGTTCGCGGATTGGAAGGACACCAACCCGGACGTGTGGGAGGACCAACTCGAGAAGCTCTCGAACCCGCACGTCATGGTCGACGTCGTATTCGGTGAGGCGAAGCGGGTCGTGACGGAACGCCAGGCCCTCGTGAAGGCGCGCACCGACCTCCAGGCCGCCGGCTACAAACTCATCGTCGGTGAACGGATGATCTCCTACAACGACCCGCGCAGCATCGGCCGCTTGGGGATCTCGTACACCGAGCACGCGCACTGCCCCGGTGCGGAGGTCCACATCACCGGATCATCGAAGGACTGGTACGACAACGCACTCCGCTGGGGCACCCACCTATGCGCGAACCCGAAGAAGCACCACCCGGACGAGGTCAAGGCGCGCACCACGGACACACCCGCGAAGGAGCGCGTGGAGACGGACGAGGAACGCCAGGAGCGTGAGGCCGAAGAGAAGATCGAGGCCGGGCTCGTGGCGGCAGACGACGCCCGGGAGGTGTGGCTCACCAACGTCTTCATGGACGACGACACGGCACATCTGCCGATCCGTGCGGACCTGTTGGCCGCGATCGGGGAACGGTGCCTGCACCGCCGCGTCACGTGCGAGCTCCCAGTCAACGCCGACGACGATGCTCTGATCGCCCCCAAGTCGGCAGTCGACCGGCTGATCTTCGGTGCGACCTATAACTGGTCCTGCATCGTGCCCGACTCGTCCTGGGATCTTCAACACATGACCCGCGGGCTGGTCGAAGGCTGGTCCGGCAACGGCGGAGTCGACGCGCTCGCGTACCTGACGCTGATCGAGCGTCTCGGCTACACCATGAGCGAGACGGACCAGCACATCAAGAACGAACTCGCGGCCGCGGTAGCAGAGGTGGCAGCAGCCAAGACTGCCGACGAGGTCGACGTCGACGACACAGATACCGCGGACGGTGCCTGATGCTCAAGTGGACAACACCTAAGTCGGTGCGCAACGGCAACGCGGCGGTCGCCGTCCCCCTGGCGGGCGTGCTGTCCGTGCTCGCGTGGATCAAGGGCCTCGGCTCATGAGCGCCGAGCGGTGCCCCCGATGCGGGGGCATTGAGGGGCCGGACGGCACGCTGCTCCACGGCCTGGTGCATCGCCGCCACGAGGCTGGAGGGGGTGGTGTGAATCTGCCATGCCCCAACGCCCCGGCCACCCAGACTGCTGCTGACGAGCGGGAGGAGGCGGAGCGGTTCCGCAAGGAGTACCTCGGCGAGTGGGTCCGGGGCCCGCGCGACCATATCGTCTGGGATGCAGCAGAACGTGTGCGCGCCAGCGGTCGCTCCAATGTGGCCGCTGTCATCCACGCGACACTCGACGCCGTGGAGGCGGCAGGTTGCCGCCTCACCACCCCCGCGACGGTGCAGAGTGTGGAGGCTGAACCGATCACCGGCACGCAGCTAGTCGAGCGTGAGCGCGCCCGCCAGATCGCCAAGGGCTACACCACCGAGCGAGACTCGATGGAGAACACTCCTGGGCAGATGCGCCAAGCCGCGATCGCCTTTGAGACGGGGAGTCTGAGCGCCTGGCCCTGGTTCCCCTCGCTGTTTCACCCTCGCGGTGCGCTGTGGAACCTCACCCGCGCAGGCGCCATGTACTTGGCCGCTGAGCAGATGAGTGCGATGACTGCGCACGTCGACCCAGCCGCGGCGTATGAACGTATGCTCGCCGCCGATGGGCGCGGCCGCATCGAGTCCCAGATTGACCGCCTGCTGTGGGAGGTAGGCGAGCTTCACGCGACGGCTCCCGCAACCCCTGCCGATACTGACGCCACTGTGGACGGTGTGTCATGACCGGCACCCCCTTCGCGGCACGCCGCTGGTGCGCTCTCCTGGGCCTCGTAGCGACCGTGGCGCTCGTCTCGGCTGTGACTGCCCCAACACCGGGTGGGAGGCCGGGAGCGGTGCTCCTGGCGCTTGTGGCTTACGTTCTCGCGGCCGCTGCGGGCCACATCGCCCACCAACCACCGAGGGGGCGTGTCTCATGCTGATCTGGTCACGCTTCCTCTACGGCATCGCCTGCCTGTTGGGTGTCGTGAGCCTCGTGACGTCGAATGTAGGCATCGGGATAGTCGCCTCCATCGTGATGATCGTCGCGCTTTGGTTGCGTGCGACTGCACTGGATCTTGCCCTCGAACGCGCCACTTCGGCGGCCGCGATCGCGCAGCAGAACTACAAGACCGAGCAGGAGTTGAGGCACCGAGCCGAGTTGCGTGCCTACATAGCGGAGTCCCTGCAGTCGGCAACAGAGTCGACCCTCGTCCGCGTCACCGCTCTGTGGTCGCGCACGGTCCGTCCCACCACGGCCGAACGGTATGCGACCCGCATCATGAACCTCAAAGGCGAAGCAGCGGCGTTCGCGTCCGCGGTGATGTTGTCGCGTGCTGCCACGGACGACCTGAGTGTGGTCCGTCCACGCCCGGTGGAGTTCGTCGACGTCGACGCGGTCGACCCCGAACGCGACGGTGCCTCCGACGCTGTACCCCCCACCACCACACCGGACCCGTCTCCGTGGTCTCTGGTGCCAGTGTGGGTGTGGCGCACCGTCGCCGGCGCTGTCGTGTTCGTGGCGGGCGTCGTCGTGTGGTGGGTGGTGTGGTCGTGACCACGCACACGGTCCCTCGCTTCATCAACACGGCATGCACCCACCCACGGGTAACCCACGCCCATGGCACCTACGTCTGCTACACGATCGACCGGTGCCGCTGCGACCTCTGCATGTGCGCCCAACGGATGTACATGCGGGCACAACAACGCGATCACCACTTCGCGAAGTACAACCCGAACCAGTACGCACGCCTAGTGCCCGCAGCACCAGCACGCACCCACGTCGAAAACCTCCAAGCTGCGGGCCTCGGATGGAAACGCATCGCCCGTCTCGCCGGCGTCTCCGACTCCGTCGTCTACCCACTCCTCTACGGACGCCCCGACCGCAACAACCACGCACCACACAAGGTCATCCAACGCAGGACCGCCATCAAACTCCTCGCGGTCCCCATGCCCGGCCTCGAAGACCTCGCACCAGGCCGCTACATCGACGCAACACCCAGCACCAACCGCGTCCGTGCACTCGCGACTATCGGCTACACCCTGCCCCACATCGCCACACTCATCGACAGAGACCCACAGGTCGTGTGGGCCCTAGCCGCAGGCAACCGCCCATCGACCACGGTGCGCACCGCGCTCGCGGTTCGGGGCCTGTTCGCGGCGCGGTGGGACAAGCCGGTGGTCAGTCGGGAGTGGCACAAGTCAGCTGCTGTGAACCGG